TTCCTGTAGCCTCACACAATGGTGGATTACATTCTGCCTTTTCCCAGTTTGCTGGATCCTGGCAAGGATAACGATAGTGACCGTCATACCCACAGCCACTAAGGCCTAATACAAGTATACACGATAGTAAAATATGACGAATTCTCATATTAGCATTATACCAATATATTATTCTTTATCTTCACGAAGAGGGATGGTAATAAGCCATAGGGCTATTGATATTAATGTGGCTACCCCCACTACCTGCTGGGCGGTACCTGTAAGGGTGAGCCAAGCAATAAAGAAGCCAAGAATGGTGAATATTTGGGCAATACTCTCAATTACAGCAGCCTTAAACCACTTAAGAAGCCCCTTAATTATCCTTTTAATCATGTTCATATTATAACCTCCTTAGTGACATAACTGAACTAACAATATTTCCTACCAAAATAACAGGAATGACTACCTCTTGAACCTTCTCTCTTTGATCATCTGTCATATCCTTACCCCATTCTGTAGGACTTAGTACTTTTTCAAAATCTATATCTGTTAATGTCCCAAGTGGGTCTGCTAAAAACGCTTCTGTTTGTACTTCAGTGATAGCGTCTGCTAATGTAAATGGCATTGCTGAATCCCCCGCTTCTGCTGCTCTGCTTTCAAACTCTACAAACGCTGTAGCAATTTCTGGATCAGACTTCATTGCCTCTGCAATCTTTTCAACTTCTGATGCCTTGATACCTAAGTCTTGCGCTACCTCTGCCTTTGCTTCTTGGGTCAAAGACTTAATGGTTTGGCTAACTGCTGCCACTTGCTCAGGTGAAAGTGTAACTAACTTATTATCTTTGCTTGTAAGATTAGCAATAACTCCAGATAAATCTTCTGCTGTTCCTGTACCCTTTTCAGGAATAAGTTCAGCCAACTCCTCATCCTTTATTTCAGGATTGGTTGTTGGCTCTGGTTCTGGAGTAGGTTCAGGTCCAGGAGTAGGTTCAGGGGTTGGATCAGTAGTAGGCTCTGGCGTAGGCTCTATAGTTGGTTCTGGTTCTGGTTCTGGAGTAGGTTCTGGTTTTGGTGTAGGTTCAGGTTCTGGAGTAGGTTCTATTGTGGGTTCAGGAGTTGGTTCTGGTTCTGGTGTAGGTTCAGGGGTTGGTTCTACTGTAGGTTCAGGTGTTGGCTCTACGGTTGGCTCTGGAGTTGGTTCTACAGTTGGCTCAGGGTCTGGACTTGCTACAGGTGTTGGTTGATTTGCTGCTGCATTTGCTGCTGCTTGAGCAATAGCAATTTGTATTTCTCTTTCTAATTGCTCATCATAATAATCCCAAGCATTTTGTATTGCATTATCCATATCAATAATTGCTTGATTATAAACAGAAATAGAATTATTTTTTGCAGTCAGGGCGCCTGATGTATTTGTTACAGCAGTATTGTATGTAGTAGTTTTTGTTTGTAATGTTTGGTTGTATGTGTTTAATGTTGAATTTGCATTATTATATGTAGTAGTTTTAGTATTATATGTTGCTAGTTTGGTATTATAATCCGTCTGCGCCGTCGCTTGAGCAGTCACGGCTGCATTATATGCATCAACTTGTGCTTGTGTAGGTGCAGTACCAGAAGAAAATGTGTTTAAATTACAACTAAATCCTACTCCCCATCCACCAGTATAGTCGCATCCTGCTCCAGTCCATCCTCCAGGAATTGCCCATCCAAGATGATAAGATCCTGGACCTCCTCCGTTATACCACCAAATTTCTACATCTAAAGTTTTATCTTGGCTTACATCATACACTGGAGAATATGAACTCCATGTAGTTCCTTGTTCTACCCAATTATTAACTGCAAGTTGACCATTTACATACATTCTAAATCCATCATCCGTATAACCTGCAAATTTTGTTTCAGTCCAATGTGAGGGTACGGTTATGGTTCCAGTAAATTTAACAACAAAATTTTCATACCTATTTCCGCAAACTGGAAGATTCATAGAATTTGAATTCCATATACCAGTACATAAAATTTGATCTGGAACCATTTGATTGCTTAACCATAAAAATGAATATTGCCTTACTCCAGAATAAACTGTATACTGTAAACCTTGGCCTCCAGCATTTTGAACTACTGACTGTGCTGTTTGAAGGTTTGTATTTGCGGTAGATAGATTTATTTGTGCTACATTAAGATCATCTTGGGCATCATTTTTGTCTTCTAGTGCTGTGGCTACAGTTACTGTTTGTCCATCTACTGCTGATTGGGCTAATGTTTTTTCTTCAAGTGCCGTGGCTTCTGCTGCTACTGCAGTATCGTATGCATCATAAGCATCATCTCTGGCATCTCTTGCGTACACTGCATCATCATATTTTTGTTCTGCAATATTTATTAAACTATTAAACTCATCCTTATAATTTAGGTCTTCTACGCTGTTTTTAAGGTCTTCTATTTCTTGAGCAGCAATTGTTATAGGGTCATCAGAATTAGCCTCTGTTGGGGCTACTATAAGCCATCCAAAGGCTAAAAAGATTGCTAATGCTATTCTGGTTAATCTTTTAATCTTCCTTTCTCCTTGAACAACATATAATAAGATTATTATATCATTTTATTATAAAAGAAAAGGGAGCCAGTTTCCTGACTCCCAATCTTTTTAAGTATTAATTACTTAAGGTAAGAAGCCTTCTTCTTAGGATTCTTCTTTACATCAGAAGTTGCATTGTATAACTTTACAAGAGCATTATAGTTCTTGATAAGAAGTGCATACTTTGCCTTCTCTGCAGCAATTTCTGCATCCTTAGCAGCAAGTGCATCTGAAGCAACCTTTGCAGCAGCAGCAGCCTTATCTTGTTCTGCCTTTACTGCAGCAGCCTTATCAGCATCCTGAGCAGCCTTAGCAGCAGCAGCCTTATCAACTTCTGCCTTTACAGCAGCAGCCTTATCAGCATCCGCAGCAGCCTTAGCAGCAGCAGCATCAGCAGTAGCCTTAGCAGCAGCAGTAGCAGCGTCTGCTACAGCCTTAGCAAGAGCAGCATCTGCTACAGCCTTAGCAGCAATAGCAGCATCTTTAGCAGCCTTTTCAGCAGCAAGTTCTCCAAGAAGATCACGAACTGTGATTGTCTTGACTACGCTTGAAGTTACTGTGTTGAAACCTGTTACAACAGATGCAACATCAGATGAGTTTGTAACAGATACAACAAGGGTTGAAGAACCAGTTGTTGGCAGTGTTACCTTGAAGTCTGCTTGACCAAAGTTAGTCAAAGTAGCGCCAGTTGTAGCAGTAGTTGTATCAAGAGTTCCACCAACAACAAGTGCTGTTAGACCCTTACCTGATACCTTGTTACCAAATACGTCTGTTGCTGTTACTGTTGCAGTTACAACGCTTGAAGTTGTTCCCGCATCAGCAGCAGAAAGTGCAAGAGTGTTAATCTTTCCTGCAGTTCCTTGTACATAATATGTTAGGGTTGTTCCCTGATTGGTAATTGTTACAGTACCAATTGCAGTTGTCTTTGTATAAACCCAAAATGTTGCAGTTGTTCCTGTTCCAGTTGCAATTGTCAAAGATGAAGATCCTGATGATGCAGATACTGGTGCAGCAGATGTGTGCAATGCAGAAACAATTGTTGCATTTGTTGTTGATACAGTTACTGATGTTCCTGTGTCAACTGTTGCAACAAACTTTAGTGCGTCAGCAGCGTCAACTGTGTTGTCTGCTGGTACTGGCAATGCAGCAGGTGTAGCAATTGCGGATGCTGTTGTATTAGCAGTTCCGTCAAGTGATACAGCGACTGTCATTACGGCTGCGCTTGCAGGCGAAGCCACGATTGTTGCGGTAGTCATGGCTGCAACCACGGCTAGAGCGATTTTCTTTAATGAATTCATTTTTCTCCTTTTATTATTCATTTTATTTATATTGTTTTTAATCTATCCAAATAGTCTTTAATATCTTCTATTTGACTAGGTTTATATTGTATCACGTTCTCAGGGAGCGTGTCAACTCTGCGGGGCTTATCCTTAAATGTGTGAACTTCTACTTCAAGGTTTTGGTCTCTGGGTGTGTAGGAAATAGCACCAAAAATAGATCCGCACACAGCATCGGCTAAGTCCTTTGATTTTTTACGTGGGTGATCAACCTTATCATTTTTCATAATCTTAAGTTCTGTTAGTTCTTCAAACAAAAGTTCTATAGCAGGCATAGCCAGACGCTCTTCATATACAAGCATTGCCATATCTTCATAGTGTTTTTTTGCTACAGACACGGTCTCTGTTCTCATTCCTACCGCCTGTAATTCATTTTGAATATCAAAAGACTGCCAACGGTCAAATGTAACAAGACCAATATTAAATCCAAGCCTACGTAGGTTTTGTATCCATTGTTTTACCTCAGATAAATTTACTGGACCTTCTACCTTTGGCTCCCACCATGCCACTGCATCTACAACTACTACAGGAGATATCTGCTCGTAGTCTTTAATTACCTGCACATTAACCCACTTTTCAACATGTGCAATTGCTACTGCACACTTGTCATGTTTTTGTGCAAGGTCAGCATGAACATAATAAACTTTTTCTGGATCTGGCTTAAAGTTTTCTTCAAATCTTCTGAATGTATCAAGAGGATTTCTAATACTCATACAGGCTCTTACTTTATCTGCCTGCTTAAAGAATGCATCAGAGGCATATGTTGGAACGCAAGCAAAACGCATCATTGCATCTCCAAGATCTGTCATAAAAGCAATCTTAAAATCATCAACCTGTCTTGTAGGATTTACTTCCCACGTAGGTCTTTTAAGGGCAAACACTCCAGGATATTTGTATGACTTAATATGATCTTCATCCCAAGCAATCTCAAACCAATTATCTTTATCATCTTCTGGAATTAATGGATTGATTATAAACCTATGTGTTTTTGATACTACTTCTTTTTCAGCAATTACTGCTTCATACCGCTCAGAAATAAAGTCACCATTATAGCGGGGGAATGAAAGAAGAACCACCTTGCCAAGGTCAGGAAAACGTGAATCTACTGAACCACGAAACGCTTTATAGATATTATCAGCAGTTTTTCCTTGTTCATTACCTGTTGCTACTTCAGATGCAAAGCCTGAAATCTCATCAAGAACTGCAAGCAAAAGGTTTAGACCCTCATGCGACTCTCTTTCTGAGTGACCAGAATAAACAGTTACAGATTTCTCAAAACTAATAGAGTCTACCTTTGCCTCATACTTACCAGCAAACCATGGGGATCTTTCGATCTTTGACTTAAAACCTTTAAAGAAAACATTCTTTGCTTGCTGTGCGTTAATAGCAACATTAATTAGATCTATGGCATCCCCAGAGGGTTTGCCGAAATATCTGGCTGGGTCCTTAAGGCATAATAACTTATACACAATGTAAGCACAAGCAACAGTAGAAGTAA